AATAATTCTATTTGATAGGACTCAAGGAATTAAAATACAAGGAGGTATAACTCAAGGAATTGTATCTTTACATTTTGAGGGTTCATATAAAGTAGCAAACTAAAATTAAATAAAAATGGCAATAGACGCAATTTTAATACAACAACAAGAGGCAAGAGCTTCTGAAAATATTTTTAATCCGTTTTTAACTTTAAACACACCTTATACTTACACTATAACTGATGGTGTAGGAGTTGCTGAGATAAGTAACACTGATGAATTTTCATTAAGTGGAAATGGGTGTTTAAAAATACGTTTTCTTACTGCTGGAGATAATATTAGTTTTAATGCTGATGTTCAAACAAACTCAGTTATAAGAAGTACTGGTATTCATTACATACAATATGCGGTTTATAAAAACAATCCAAGTGCCGATGTAAACCTAACTGTTAGCGTTTATATTAATGATGTTTTCTCTAGCAATAGAGCAATTGCACAAAACATTTATAATGCTAGTGGATTTGTAGATGGGAATTGGAATATTTACTATCAATCATTCAATGCAAATGAGGATGATGTTATTTCTTTGTCTTGGTCTTGTGATAGCGATGATGAAACAGCTATAATTTATATGGATAATTTTAAATTGGAACGCGCTAATCAAAATATATTTGCACCTACTTTTTACACAAATCCCGATTTCTTAGTAAATAAGTGGTCTAGGGTTTATGACTTTGATAATACACAAGAATTAGCAGAAGATACAGCCTATAACTTTAGTTTATTTGAGGGCGTTTTTGAAAGTAATTGTGGAAGTGAAATATTAGTTGAGGGATTAGGATTTAAGCCTACGAGATTAAATAGTTTCTTTACGGTTAATTGTAACTTTTTAGCAAAAGTACCAACTGGAACAACGCCACATATTGAAGCTGAATTAAACATTAATGGAACGACATATTATGGCGATTGTAAGTTTTTATTAAAGCCTGTTGATGCATTAGAATATATAAACTTTTCTTTTCAAATACCTTGCAATCAAGAGTTTTTAGACAATGAAGGAGTGGTTGAAATAACACCTAAAGGAAACGATATTGTAATAAGCAGACGAGTTTTAACCATTTCAGAAACAGTAAATTCAAACTAAATGGACTTTATAATTAGAAAAGATATTTACGGCAATTGGTGGCACGACTTTAACAACAACGCAACAAAGGTAAGTATTAGCGACTTTGAGTGTGTTATTGATGAAGTCGCCAATACGTTTATAATTCAAAATAAAAACGGTTCAAATGTACCTAGCAAAGCTGTTAGCATAGCCGATGTAAAAGTAATAGACCAAAATATATCTGAAACACCTATTGCGTTTAGCGGCGCAATTGGACTTAAAAACTTATTGACTGCAAAACAATATCCACCATATCGTGAAAGCTCAATAGTTTATGACCAAAAGATAATTTGGAGAAAAGGACACGCTATTGTTTGGAATGAAACGCAAGAGTTTTTTAATGCAAACTTTGATTCAAATGGCTTAGGTATAAATTTAGCTTTAGGTTGGGGATTGTGTAATGGGAACGGAGGAAGAAAAGATTTTAGAGATAGAACAGTTGTAAGTAAAGGGGCAAACTTTAGCACTTTATACAATACTGGAGGTAGTGCTAATGCCGTATTAATAGGACACAAACATACATTTAGCGGGAGTGCTGCTGGAGCAACTGGAGGTGGAGCTATGTCAACTGGTAATGTTGATGAAGGAGCTGGTAGTTTTTTAATGACTAATACTGGTCTTAGTGAAAACGGAGCAAGTGTGCCAGACCAAAGTGGGGAAGGTAAAAATATGCCTCCTTATATTATTGCTCAATGGGTTGAAAGGGTTAGCGATTTAATTGTTTACTATACGGGTTCAGAGGGTGGTGGCGCAGTTGATTCTGTAAACGGTCAAACTGGCGTTGTTATTATTCCTTTAGACTATTTGCCTTTAGCGGGTGGCACAATGGATGATGGTGCTGATATATTCTTTGATAATGGTTCTAAATTATCAGAGGGTTTATATGATGAGGGTACATTTGGAAACAAAGGTATTGCTAGAACTTGCGCAGTTGGTTATGAGGATAAATGGGAAGCGGGAGAGCAATATATTACTGAAACTGGTAGTGGTATAATTCAATTTAGAAGATTTGCTTTTAACGTACCGACAGTTGATGACGATACTAGTAAAAGATATGCGATAGGCAGTTATTGGCAAATGCGAAATAGCGATATTTACATTTGTACAGATGCAACAGAGGGCGCAGCAGTTTGGGAAATTTATAGCGTTGCTGGTATTCCTACACTTCAAGAAGTATTAGACAATAACCACGATTTAGTTAATGATAATTTCTTTGCTGGAACTAGTGCTGGATTTGATAATTCAGGTATAAACGTAAATGCTTTTGGCAATAATTCAGCTGCTTATAATAGTAGTTCAAATATCAATGCTTTAGGAAGTCAAGCTGCCACTAGTAATACTGGAGAGAATGTCAATGCTTTAGGTAACTCAACAGCAATTGCTAACATTGGTTCAGATGTTAACGCTCTAGGATCCAATGCTGGATATAATAATTACGGTTCAAAAGTAAATGCTTTTGGGAATCAAGCAGCTTATGTTAATTTGGGTGATAATGTTAATGCTTTAGGTAACAATTCAGCAAACTCAAATATTGGTTCAAATGTAAATTTTTTAGGTGAAGGCACAGGGGGGGGTAATAATGGAACTAATGTAAATGCTCTAGGTTCTTATGCTGGAGGATCTAATTATGGAGATAATGTCAATGCTTTAGGTCGTAATGCTTTAGACCGAAATACTGGAAATGATGTTAACGCTTTTGGAAATAATGCTGGTGGAGTCGCTAATACTTTCAACAACGTAAACCTATTCGGAGAAAGCGCAACTGCCGATGAAAATGGTCAAACAGTACTATCAAAAGATGGCACTATTATGGCACGTATTTCAACTACTGAATTAACAGATAGTAGAAAATATACTTTACAAGATGCAGATGGAACTTTAGCTTTTTTAAGTGATATTACTGGCGGTGGTACAGTTACTTCAGTTGGATTAACAATGCCAAGTGCTTTTACGGTAACAAATAGTCCTATTACATCAAGTGGAGATATAGCAGTTACAGGGGCAGGAGCAGTATCTCAATACGTTCGTGGCGATGGTAGTTTAGCTAATTTTCCAACTTCAAGCGGTGGCGGTTCTTCATTATCATTTTATCTTAATGGTTCAGTTTCACAAGGCACATTTGGAGGAGTTGCATTTAAAGAAATGGACAGAACGCCAATTCTAGGTGCGGGTACTGATTTTACAATAAATGCAAATGGTTATATTCAATCGTTTATTACAGATGCAGGAGTACCTAATTTATTAGAGATACCTGCTGGAAATTGGAATTTTGAAACCTATTTTAGCGCTTCAAGTGGTGGTGGAAGTCCATCATTTTACGTTGAGTTATACAAATGGGATGGTGCAACTCTATCTTTAATAGCAAGTAGCTCTGCAACGCCTGAGAATATAACAGGAGGTACAAGTATAGATTTATACGTTAGTGCTTTAGCAGTTCCACAAACTACATTATTAGCAACTGATAGACTAGCAATAAGGATTTATGTTACACATAGTGGAAGAACTATTACACTTCACACAGAGAACAGCCATCTTTGCCAAGTAATAACAACTTTCTCAACTGGTTTAACTGCATTAAATGGACTTACAGCGCAAGTACAGAATTTAGCAGTAGGAACAACAGGAACTGATTTTGCTATTAACTCTAATACAGCAACTCATACATTTAATTTACCAACAGCATCTGCTGCAAATAGAGGAGCATTATCTTCAGCAGATTGGACAATATTTAACAATAAACAAAATAATTTTATACTAGGAAGAAAAGCAAGTGCTTCAAGTACGCTAACAGGCACAACTACCGAAACAATTTTAGAAAGCATTTTTGTACCTGCTGGAAGTGTTGCAGTTGGAGATGTAATTTATATTCGAAATAGAGTTTTTAAAACTGGTGGTCTTGGAGGTTTTAGTTACCGATATAGAATTAACAGTTCAAATTCAATAAGTGGAAGTAGCGTTTTAGGATTAGTTAATTTGGCTGTTGGTTCTGTAAGATCGCAAGGTAGTGAAAGAACTTTAAATTTAAGAACTGGAAATGTTATAGAAGTAATTGATAATACGACCTCATATGCCTACGAAAATAGTAGTCCATTAAATGCAAATACAAATATCACACTTACATATACTTCTGATTTTTGGATATTAATTACTGCAACATTAGTTAACGGAGCAGATAATATTGTTAATTCTAACTACATAATACAAAAATTCTAATGAAAACAATAATTGATAAAAATACTGGAGAGGTTTTATTTGCTACTTTGAATGAAGTTGATTTGAAACAAAACGAAATAGCAATAGATAACTTATTGCAAGATAATTTTGTAAGTGCTTATTGGAGTTTTGAAAATAGCACCTTTTACGAAAACGCAACAGCAGAAGAAATAGCACAAGCGACAGTACCAACTTTAACGGTTAACGAGGTTATAATCGACCTAGTTACAAAGCAAGTTGAAACGATGACCGATGAAGAAAAAAACGATTTGTTAACTCTTTTAAATACGTAATATGAAAGACTTAATTAAATCAATCCTAACCGACGTTAAAAGTTGGAATAGAATATTAGTTAACCGTTGGCATTTACACGCACCAATCGCTTTAATTGCGGGTTGCTTTATGTTTTGGCTGTTAAAAGACACAATAAGCGACACTTATGTATCAACAGAAATAGCGTTTAAGATATTTGTACCTACATTTTTAGGAGGCATTTGCCTTTGGTTGTTTGAAGCGTGGCAAAAGAAAGGGCGCATAATTGGAGAACTAGAAATGTTTGAGAGCAATAAGGACTTTATTGTCGGTTTATTTTTCTTACTTTGTGGAATAGTAATAACTTTTTTTTATTTTTATGTATAGTTTTTTTCAAGAATACTGGCAAACTATTATAGCTACATTAACTGCTCCGATTATGTGGTTTTTTGGTGGTAGAGCAAAACAAAAGCAAGACGCAGTTAGTACTATGAAAGTTATGTATGATGACTTTCTAACGGTTTATAAAAATAGAATGGATGATGTTATGCAGGAAGTTACTGATATTAAAAAACACAATCTTACTTTACAAACAGACTTTAATAATATTCAAATGAGTTACGCCAAAGAAGTTGAAAAGTCGCAGAACTGGGAAAAGTTACATAGACAATTAACGGACAAATATAACGAACTAGCAAAAGATTACGAAAGTTTAAAAGGTTTATATTCTAAGTTAAAAGAAGATTTTGACAAACATAAAAAGTTAGCAAAATGAACAAGCTAGACGAAAACGGATATAGGTTAATTCAAGGCTTCGAGGGATTGTCTTTAGTTCCTTATAAATGCCAAGCAGGAATTAGCACAATAGCGTACGGAGCGACTTTTTATCCTAGCGGTAAAAAAGTAACAATGCAAGATGCTCCGATAAGTTTAGCCACAGCGAAATGGATGTTTAAAGAAACTGCCGATAAGTTTGCTGCCGATGTAGATAAAATGATTAAAGCAAATATCAATCAAAACCAGTTTAACGCTATTGTATCTCTAGCTTATAATATCGGACTTGCTGGACTTGCTAAAAGTTCATTATTGAAAAAAGTAAATGCTAATCCTAGCGATCCGACAATTACAAACTCCTTTATGATTTGGAATAAAGCAGGTGGCAAAGTATTAAACGGACTTACTAAAAGACGTGCTATTGAAGCTAAATTGTATTTTGCATAGATAAAAGGGTATATTTGTTGAAACTAAACAACAAAATTATGCAATCAAAATGGAGTGTTTACGATAATAAAGTACTAGAAATAGTAAATGATTCAAATAGAAATCTTAAAAAAATTGAAATCATAAGACGCATAAATGACGATTTATGCGATGCAGATAAAAAAACTTTCAGCAAATATTTAGAAAGGAATTTAAAAAGAATTTGCGACAATTACGAGGGAGTTTATAACGCTTCCAATAAATTAGATATAGACTATACAACTATTAAGCATCTTTGGGTAAAGGATAAAGATGCTAGTGTGTTTGTAAAAAATCCTAACTACGTTGAGCAAGACAAAAAAGAGTTAGATGAACTACGAACAAAGTTAATTGATAGCTTAAAAGACTACACTCCAAAATACCCAAAGATTGAAAGGTCTAAAAATCAACAAAAAAGACTATTTGTGTTTTCTCCTGCTGATATTCATATTGGAAAACTTTGTAACGCTTTTGAAAGCGGAGAAGATTATAACAATCAAATAGCAGTTAGACGTGTTTTAGAGGGTTGTAATGGACTATTAGCCGAACTACCAACAGATAGCATCGATAGGATATTATTTGTTATAGGAAACGATATTTTGCACATAGATAACGCAAAGAGAACAACAACAAGCGGAACACCACAAGATACAGACGGTATGTGGTTTGAAAATTTTATGATTGCCAAACAGCTTTATGTAGATATTATTGAAATGATGATGCAAGTAGCGGATGTTCACGTAGTATTTAATCCTAGCAATCACGATTATACAAATGGATTCTTTTTAGCGCAAATAATACAAACGCATTTTAAAGATTGTAAAAACGTTACCTTTGATTGTAGTATTTCACATAGAAAATATTACAGGTATGGTAATAACATTATAGGTACAACTCACGGAGATGGCGCAAAAGAAACTGATTTGGCTTTACTAATGGCGCACGAAAGTAAAGACTGGCAAGATTGTAGCCATAGGTATTTTTATATTCATCATTTCCATCATAAGATTAGTAAAGATTATATGAGTGTATGTGTTGAGGCTTTACGTTCTCCTAGTGGCACAGATAGTTGGCATCACAGAAATGGATACCAGCACTCGCCAAAGGCAGTTGAAGGATTTATACACGATTTTAATTACGGTCAAACATCACGTTTAACACATTTATTCTAATGAGCCAAACACACTACCAACGGATTAAAAGAGTAATGCAGTTTTATTACAATAGAGGACAAAACCGAGAAAACGTAAACGAAGTATATCGTAAAATAATTAAAACAAAATTAAAATGAAATATTTACTACTTGCATTTCTTATTGTTTCCTGCGGAGCAAAAACAGTTAACAAAGAGGAAAAGAAAACTGACAGCATCGCTACAACTATTGCAGTAGTGAAAACCGATAGCACTTCTATTGATAAAAAGGTATTGGTTTATGATGTTGAAACGGATGAAATTGTAATCGAAGCAGTTGACACAACCCAGCCAATCGAGATAACCAATAACGAGGGGAAAGTAACTAAATACAAAAACGCTCGTTTAAGCACGAAAAAACGAAAAGACAATACAATAGTAGTAAGTGAAAAGATTGTGGCTAAAATCGTTGTTGATTCAGTTACAAACGAGATTGAAGTTAATAAAGTTGAAAGTACAAAGATAGTTTATAAGGAGCAGTTTAATTGGGGAACGTTTATTTTGCAAACTTGGTATTGGTGGTTCTTATTAATTATAATCATTTACTTAATTTATAGATATAAAAAAGGATTGTTTAAATTTCCATTATTATAAAAAAAATTGTATATTTGTTAATCTAAAAGTGCAATTTTAGAAATTAAAAAATTTAACTTAATTCAATCCTTAGTAGTGTTGCACCACGAAACGGATTGAATTTTTTGTATTATGGAAGTTTGGAAAAAAATTAATGATTTTCCTGATTATTTTATTAGTAATTTAGGAAACGTAAAAAGTTTAAAAAAAGGTAAAGAAAAAATTTTAAAAGGAGGCACGAATAAAGATGGATATATTTATTTTATTTTAAGCTATAAAAATATTCAAACAACAAAAACAGCGCATCAACTTGTTGCTCAATCATTTTTAAATCATAATCCTTGTGGAAATAAAATAGTTGTAAATCATATTAATTTTATTAGAACGGATAATAGACTTGAAAATTTAGAAATAGTTACTAATAGAGAAAATACCAATAAAAAGCATATTAAAAGTCGTAGTAAATATATTGGAGTTGGATGGAATGTCAATTCTAAAAAATGGATTTCAAGAATTTATATAAATGGAAAAAGAAAGCATTTAGGATGTTTTGTTTCTGAAAAAGAAGCTAGTGATGCTTATCAAAAAGAATTATCAATGCTCAAATTTCCTTTGCTTTGAAAACTCAATACGAATGGATAAAAAAGGGGAGTGATTGGGTGCGAGTTGAGAAAGTAGTCAACAAATGGAATAGTACACCACCGATTGAAGATGAAATAAAAAAGCCACTAGATGAATAGTGGCTTTTCTAATCTATCAAACATCAAACATTATGAAAGGCAAATGTATGAATTAGTTTTTAATTATCATCCTTTTTTGTTGTTTTGGTTGTATAGGGGAAAGTTTATCAGTTGTAGCCATTAGTTAGTAACAATATTGCTTAATGTAGTCTTCCAAGCAAAGTAAAGGTAGTTTTTCACGGTCGCACCTTACACAAAATTCAGCGTATTCAATCGCAATACTATTACTAACACTATGTAAGCGTAATTGCTCACTTTGTTCTTTAATGATACTTTTCAGTTGTTCAATTTCTTCATCCTTATCCATAATATTTGTTTTAATTTATACACAACTACGCTTACACCTATCCGTTATCGGCAACTGCTACCTACACGTTCAAAATGAAATTTCCCATCCCATAAAGTGTGCTTAATTGAACCCATATTCATAGCCACTTGCATTTTAGTTTTGCTTTTGAATAAGTATTCTAATTTTTCATTCAGCATTTTGTGGAGTTGTTTCCGATACCCTTCTAAGTCTGTATGACATTTATAATTGTTGCAATCTTTACAGCTCGGATTAAGGTTTTCCAAATCATTTGTTCCACCAAAAATCTGTGGTTTAATATGGTCAACATTCCAACCCTTAACCAAATCAACTCCACAATAAGCACACTTGCCACCGCACTTATCATAGACTATCGCTCGAATTTTAGCTTTCGATAACTTAACCGCAGCAGCCGATAACACGGGTTTTGCGTCATTGGGGCTGTGGTATTTCAAATCAAGTTCTATCATAAGTTCAAATTTTGTTTTTCAAATGAGCTTTAGTGCTGGTAATCCCCAACGAACGCAAAGCCCGAAAACGTTATAAGCCATTACCAACAAACTAAAACGCCATAAGTTATTGCTACTAATAGAATGACTATTAAAAGCACTAATCCCTCGTTATTTTCTTTCATTGTATTTTGTAGTCAAATATTCGTAAGCCAATCGGTTACATTCCTTAGTACCTCCGATAACTTCGATCTTATACTTTTCTAATTTACCGTTATACGGTTCTCTTTTCTCTATTCCTTTTTTTGGTCTGCCTGCCATACTGTATTGTTTAGTTGTTTATATTCCTTTGGTATTTTATCGATAATCCGCACACGCCAGCAACCGATTGCATCTTCCTCAACTACTCTAAATTCACTCGGTAAAGTTACAATAGAATTATTATACTGCCGAACTATTATAAACTTCGGATTTTGGATTGTTTTAATGTGTGATATTTTCATTTCGCAAATCTACAAATAAACTTTTATATAAAAAAATTTTTTTATTACAATTTAGATTCTATATTTGCCTCATCAAACTTTAAAAAATAACATTATGAACAGATTTCAAAAAAACGATTGGCAGTATTTAATTGCGTTTGGTGCAGCAGTATGGTTTCTAACTCAAATAATATTTAGATACTAATGAGCAATTACGATCACAATGTGTTAGGAGTTGGTAACTCACTACACCCAGCGAACCAAGAGGAAACTGAATTGGAGTTGACTATTGAGGAGCAAATGGAAAATGAGATTTGCGATTTAGAACGCAAAATCAGAGATTTAACAAACCGCATCAAATACCGAGAAGCGGTTAACAAGAAAATAGTTGAACTTTGCCAAGCGGTGTGTGGCGACAATACTTATATTTTTAACAAACTAAAAGAGATAAAATAAAATGGAAGATTTAATCAGATTTCAAGCGGAACAACTAAACGCATTAAGACAAGAAAACGAGCGTTTAAACAACGAACTCAAACAAGCTAGGGAATTAATGCAAGCACTTATTAACGATTGGGAGGTGCAAGATGCAGAAGTTTTAAACACTCCACAACTGGACCAAGCGACTAAAGTGTTTGACGAGATATTTCAAAACCCTATTGAGCAACTTAACAACTTATTCTAATGGACTACATAGCAGAAAACATCGTAGTACTTAGCTTTGTAGCTGTGTACTTACTTCTTTTGATTGTGTTTATCGTTTGTATTTTATTATTCCCCGATGAAATGATACAAGATATTGATTGGGAGGATAGATTTAAAGATAAAGACAATGGATAGGAGAAAAGATTACAGCAGATTCAAAATAACCATCATCGAGTTATGGTTTAGATTCGAATACTTTGGTAGGCAAACATTTATTAATCGAATGGCGATTAGTTCTAAAAAGATTAATAGAATTTTAGACGAATGGGAAGATAACGACGAGTGCATTTTAGTTGAAAGTAAGTTAAATTATACCGCAAAAACTTATTTATAGAAAAAAAGTTTTTATATTTGCAAAAGAAATCCGCCAAGATTGAATTTATAACTAACTCACTCTTTGCACTTGGCGGTCATTGAGTGGGTTTTTTAATTTAAACATTATGAGTAAAGATTTATTTCAATTAATGAGGGAGCAAGAAATTCAAACAAGCAATTTCCTGCCAAACAAAAAAGAGATCCAGCTATCTGCAAAAACATTCATTAAAGAAGTGTTAGATGCTGGAGAAATAGACAAAATTGAACTATTAGCACAAGCCAAAAGAATGGGCGAAGCGTTGGATGTTATTAACGCTGAACTTATTAAAGTTCTCCCACAAGAGAACTTCGAGGGTTACGGACTTAAAGGTACATTTAGAAGCGGTGGCGAAACAATCAACTACAAAGATTGCGAAGTTTGGAGCGACATTAACCGAGAACTTAAAGAACGTGAGGAACTTCTTAAAATAGCTTTGAAATCGCATAATGAAATATACGATGCGGCTGGAGTACAGGTGCCAAAAGTATCAACAACGCCACGCAAAAGTAGTTTGGCAATATCATTTTAAATTACTATATTTACATTTCATAATTAACAGCTCGAAGGTTTCACGAGCTTCTATTGAAACCATAAAAAAATATAAAATTATGACAACAACTTCAAACCGCAGACAAGCGTTTGCACAACCACAAAGCAATCCAGCCACTAAATTTATCGAGTGGAAATCAAATGACAAGTGTTTCAACTATTATGACAAGGATGCACAGAAAAATGTAGAAATACCTTTGCCTTTTAAGTTCTTAGTACTAGACGAACTACATTGCATTAAAGGTTGGAATGATGCAAGTTCAAGCAATATTTACTCCAACGAAGTGAAATTCATTTCAAAAGAAGTAATGACAGTTAAACCTTTTAAAGGAAACGAGATTGCTAAAGGGTATTACAAGGATATTAAAGAGAAAGTTGTAGCTGCTGGAGGGCATTACACCAAGTCTATTTATGTAATGCTAGAAGATGGTTCACTAGCAAACATATCACTAAAAGGTTCTGGCGTTCAAAAGTGGGGAGATTTCACGCAGAAAACTAGAAACAGACTTGCAGACGAGTGGGTAATAGTTGCATCAGCAGAAGATGGTAAAAAAGGAGCAGTTAAGTTCTCAACACCAAGTTTCTCTTTTGCAAACTCTATTTCAGATGAAGAAGCTAATATGGCAGACGAAGCCTTCAACATATTGGAATCGTATCTTAAAACATACTTAGCAAAAGCAGAGCCAACTATTGTTGAAGAAGAAGAAGATGACTTAGAGCCGACAGTAGATGATGGATTAGACTTCTAAACGCCAAACAACACAACTAATTAAAGCCACTTATTTGAGTGGCTTTTTTATTTAATAATTTTTTTGATATGTTGTATTTTTTTGTATATTTGTTGTGCTGCAACAATTTAAGAAAACATTAATCTAAAAGGGATAATGAAACCAACGTTGCAGTAGGTGGATTTATCCCTTTTTTTAATTTATTTTATTTATGAAACTATTTATTACCAACAAAGAGTATTTCGAGGAAATGTTTACTCTAGATGATTACAGAGATGGGTTTTATCTTACACCCAAACAAATCCACCAAAAAGCATTTAACGAATTAAAACTATCTTTAGATGTAGAACATTCTATTCCTATATGTTTAACTCCAGAATATAAAGATTTGGGAAACGCTATCTTTGATTTTGTAACCAAAAAGGGAGATGTTTATTATTACGAATTTACAACAACAGCTTCGTAATGGAAAAAGATAAACTAAAGTTATTTTGGGAAAACTTTTCTCTAATAACAGTATCAGACAATAAGATACCTAACTTTCCTTGGAAATCTTGTCAAACAGAAAAACAAAGTTTTGAAAAGTTTATTAAAAACTACGACTACAAAGGCGGTATTATAAAAAAAGATGGAACAGAAATACCTCCAACAGATAACTTTGGTATTGTTACAGGCTTTGAATATTTAGAAGTAATTGATATAGACCTAAAAGTTTTATCGACAGCTAAAGAGCAAGTGGCTTTTTGGGATGAATACTTAAAATATTTAAAAGATAACATACTAGATTTTGACGACAAGTTTGTAGTTTATAAAACTAAAAATGCTGGTTATCATATACTTTATAAATCTAAAAGAGTACAGGGTAATTTAAAACTATCAAAGTTAAAAGGACATAGTGAAGCTATTATAGAAACTAGAGGTGTTGGAGGTTATGTATTTACTTATCCAGACAATAAAGTTTCTAAGAAAAATTATCATCAAGTAGATTTTATTTCAGATGATGATAGAGAAATAATTATGAGTTTCTCTAAAATGTATAACTACATTGATGAAGAACCTATACAGCCGATTAAAGACAAAAAAACTTACAAAGAGGGCGATATTACTCCTTGGGATGATTACAACAGTAAAACGAGTATTTTTGATGTTATAGGAACGGAATTTTCTATTGTAGCAAATCAGAATAAAAGATATGTTATAAAAAGACAAGGAGGTACTTCTCCTCACTCTGGATATATTTTTAAAGATACGGGTTGTATGTACTTATTTTCAACTGGTACAGAATATCCACACGAAAAACTTATAACTCCATTTACTGCTTATGCTTTCAAAAATCATAGAGGAAACTTATCTGAAGCATCTAAATCACTTTATGAACTTGGTTTTGGAACTCGATTTGTTAAAAATGAATTAGATTCAGAAAAAAAAACAATATTAGAGAAAGAAGAAAGTTTATACATCAACAAAGATGATTTACAATTTCCTTTAGATATATTCCCCGATTCAATACAGGCTTACATTTTGGAGTGTAATAAAACCTTAGATAGTTCTATCGATTATATGGGTTGTGCTGTTTTGTGGCTAATATCTTTAAGTATTGGTAATAGTATGCAGATTGAAGTAAAAAGAGGTTGGAACGAAATTGCAACCTTATGGCTTTCAATAGTAGGTAAAGCTGGTATAGGTAAAACGCCATCTATTTCAAATATTATATTTCCGCTAGAGAAAATTAATAATAGAGAAATAGCTAACTACATAAAAGAATATGAGAAGTTTGATTTTTACGACAAGCTATCTAAAAAAGAACAAGAAGAATATCCAGAAGTTACAAAGCCTAAGAAAAAACAATTTATTGCAAATGATATTACTTTAGAAGCATTGGTTGACTTGCATCAAGAAAGCGATAATGCTGTCGGTGTTTTTAAAGATGAATTAGCTGGTTGGTTTAAAGATATGAATAAATATAAGCAAGGATCTGATTTAGAGTTTTGGCTTTCTTGTTGGAGTGGAAAGTCTGTTAATTTGAATAGAATAACAAGAGCTGGTTCTTTTGTTTCTAAGCCGCTTATATCTGTGCTGGGAGGTATTCAACCTACTATCTTTAATACTTTTTATACTGATGAAAATAAAGAAAACGGTTTTATGGATAGGATGTTATTATCTTATCCAGAACTTACAGTTGAAAGTTACAATGATAGAGAAATGGATTATAATACTATTCAATGGTATAGCGATACAATAATTTCATTTTTTGAAACTGTAAAGAATAAAATAATTAAGAGGGATGAAGAACAAAATATTCAACCTATTTTAATAAAGTTTGGAAAAGAAGCAAAGATAGAGTGGATTAGAATCTTTAATAACATTACAGAAACTCAAAACTCTGATTTAGAAAACGAGTATATGAAGTCAATGCTTCCTAAGCAAAAATCTTACATTCCTAGATTTGCACTCTTAATACACGCTTTTAATGCGATAGGTCAAACAAATTATAATTTTGAAGAAGTATCAAAGGAATCAATTTTAAAGGCTGAAAAGCTATCTAAATACTTTATTGCGATGGCTAAAAAAGTAAAGTTAGATAGTGTAGAAGTATCAGACTTAAAACAATCCATTAAAACACAAAATGGCAAAACAACATTTGAAAAGCTAAAAGCTATCAATGAAAGTAATCCAGAATTTAATAGATTGAAAACTGCTGAACTTTTAGGAATATCTAGGCAACAAATCTATAATTTGATTAAAAAACTGTAAAGTGTACACTAAAAAGTGTACAGTTAGTTTACAGTAACTTTGTAGCATTGACAGTACTTAACAAGGAAAAGTGTAAACTGTTTACACTTTACACTAAAAATAAATTAAAAAAATATTTATCAAAAAATATTTTATAAATAAAAAAAAGTGTACACTTTACAGTAAAAACGTTGTTAAGCCTTGTTATCATTGAAAAGTTACTGTAAACTACCACTGTAAACTACTTTACACTTGTGTACACTTTTAAAAAGTAATAATTTATGAATCCATTTGAAAATATTAATACAAATATCGATGAACAATCAAGAATCAGAGGAACAATTGAAAGTGAAATTAGAATCTTTGAAAATAGAGTTTTATCAGTTAAAAGAGAAATCGATAATATTGAAGGACTTATTAAAATCAATGCCTTCTATTCGGACAAAAAAACGGACGATTTCTTATGGATTAACTAATGATTTAAACTAATGGAACTTAGAGATTATCAAGTAAAGCTATCAAATGAAGCCACCGATATTTTAAAACGTAAAGGATTGGTTATATTGTGCCTAGCCGTAAGAACTGGAAAGACATTAACATCTTTGCAGACAGCTGAAAATTATGGAGCAAAAAATGTTTTGTTTGTTACAAAGCTAAAAGCGTTTAGCTCTATTCAATGGGATTATGACCAGATGGACTATAATTTTAAGATAACAATTATAAATAAAGAATCGTTACATAAAGTCGATGATAGTTTTGATTTAGTTATTTTTGATGAATTTCACGGCTATTCAGCATACCCAAAGCCATCTGTATATCAGAAGTTAGCTAGGAAAAAATATAGCCATCTACCAATGATTTTATTATCAGGCACACCTACTCCAGAGAGCCATTCACAATGGTTTCATAGTTTGCAATTATCAGATAACAGTCCTTTCAAGGAATACAAAAACTTTTACAAATGGGCAGCCGATTTTGTTAATGTAAAGCAGAAGAACTTAGGCTTTACAAAAATTAATGATTATTCAGATGCAGACATTAAACATATCCAAAGACGTATTAAGTATTTTATTTTAACTTTTACACAAGCTGAATCAGGTTTTAAGACTGAAATTTCAGAAATGGTAATTGATGTTGAAATGAAAGCAATTACTTATCAAATAATTGAAAGACTTAGAAAGGATTTAGTTGTAAAAAATTCACAAGGGCAAATAATATTAGCAGACACAGCAGTAAAATTGCAACAAAAACATTTACAGTTAGCAAGTGGAACTTGTAAGTTTGAAGATGGTAGTAGCAAAGTAATTGACTATTCAAAGGCTGAATATATTAGAGATAATTTTAAAGATTATAAAATAGGAATATTTTATAAATTCAAAGAAGAATTAAATATGCTAAAAGAAATTTTAAAAGATAAACTCACAACAGATTTGGATGAATTTAATGAAACCGATAAATGGATTGCGCTCCAGTTTCAATCAGGCAAAGAAGGGATTAGTCTTAAAGCAGCTAATTATATTGTTGCATTAAATATTGATTTCAGTAGCTCAACTTACTGGCAATTCAGGGATCGTATGTCGACTTTAGACAGAAAAGAAAATCAAATATTTTGGTTATTTTCAAAAGATAATGGCAAAACAAAGTCTATTGAAAGAATGGTTTACAAGAGTTTGATGAATAAAAAAGACTTCACTCTTGATTTGTACAAAAAAGATTTTGGAATTTCAGAAAAAATAAAAAAAACATCTTATGCTAGAAAGTAAGATCCAAAGCAAAATAATTAAAAAGTTAGAGTTAAATGGTTATTTTGTAATAAAATTAATATCTACAAACAAAAACGGCATTGCTGACATTATAGCCTTAAAAGCTGGCAAGACAATTTTTATAGAAGTAAAGCAGCCAAATGGCGTTTTATCTGAATTGCAAAAGCTAAGAATTAAGCAATTAACCGATTTAGGCTTTGATTGCAAGGTATGGACAGATTACGAAGTCGATTTTATGTTAAATAATTAGTTTAATAAAAAAATTCTTTTAATCTTTGTTGAAACATTTAAATATAACATTATGAGAAAACAATTTTACATCTGGAGAGAACAAGACCATCACTCTGAGAATTATTACAGAACAGAAGAACACGCTAAATTAAGAGCCGAGTTGAAAGGTTACGAGAATTACGAAATTAGAGAAGTTTATACAAGATGAAACCATCTGAATTAAATTTATCAATTACGCCAAAACTTTCAAAGTTAGGCAGACCATACAGATTATTAAGTATTGGTAAAAATTTACAAGTTTCTTGCAAATGGATAAATAAAGTTGAACATTGGCACTGGTACTACTTTTTTATTTACACCGACGATTTGAGTTTATTCGGATTTGAATTTGATTACAACGATAATTTTGTACAGAAGTTTAACCACGAGGCAACTCGTAAAATATTAGATAATTTATGAGCGACATTTCAAAATGTAACGACAACCTTTGCCCATCAAAAGAAATTTGTTATCGGTTTACTGCGCCAGTAAATGAATATAGACAAGCGTACATTAACACAAACCGAGAGGCGGATGCGTACAACTGCGATTTTTTTTGGCATAATGGAATTTGTAAATATTGCGGACAAAAAGAGGGAGTTCATAAAATGAGTTGTGAAACACATAAACAACAAATTAACCTTTCACCACAAGATAAACCCTAAATTTTGGGGTTTATGTAACAACAAAAAGTAAGATGACACTAAAAGAAAAGTTTGATTGGTATTTATCTGGAGGAGAAAATTGTCCAGAAGCTAGTGAATGCGAAAAAATAGCAGATGAATTTGCTATTGGATTTGCAGAGTGGTTAACAAACGAACAATCTCCTTATTCTATTACGTATGGCAATCAAGAGGTAAGATTTTCAGATTTTCGAAAAGATTATACAATTAAAGAACTATTAGAAATTTATAAAAAGGAAAAAGGATTATGAGTTTTGAAACTTGGTTAGACGACAATTATCCGTACAGAAATAGAAATTACAGAAATGAAAGATTATACGGTAAAAGCAAATATGATGAAACTTATTTATATCACGAACTATTAGAAATTTTTAAAAAAGAAACTATGACACCATTACATTACGATTCAGGACACGATTACGACCTTATCGATGTTGCACTTAATTACAACCTTAATTTTTTCCGATTTAATGTACTTAAATACATTTGCAGAGCTGGAAAAAAACAAAACGAATTACACGATTTAGAAAAAGCAGTTGACTACCTACAACGAGAAATTAAAAATATTAGAGAAAACGAACTTAAAATTTTAGAAAAATGATAGCAGTACTAACAACAGACCAAAAAATTTATCAACTTTACCTTTTACAAAATTCCTTAACTTTTATGGATGCTAGACAAATTTGTAGAAAATCCGATTTAGATGGAACAATTTACGATGATGTTATAGATTTAGATCCAAAGCAAAATGTTACCGACTGGGTGCGAGATAGAATAAAAAGTAAAACATTAGAATTATGAAAAAAATTTTTACATTATTAGCAATTACAATTTTTTTAAGTTGTAGCACAGAAAATTCAGAAAATACAAATAATAACGTACCAGAAGCAGATTGTTTATGCTATACAATTTTAGAAGCAAATGTTTTTACAATAGTTACTGGCAACCAATTTACCGCTGGGGTTATGGAAAACGATTGTACTGGAGTTCAAAAAAATTTTAATAGACCTGGAATTTATAGAGCAGGAGAAAAAATTTGTAATTAAAAAAAAAGCCTCAATTAAGAGGCTTTTTTAATTTTCTGTAAATAAATAACATCGAGATCGGAATTTTTCCTAATTTTTTCTTAGGGTTGCTGTGGTTTCTAATATTTTGTTCGCTGCAATTTAATAGCTCCGAAATATCTTTATTATTAATTTTTAAAGCTTTCTTCATTTCCTTAAATTCTTCGTGAGTGTAAACTTCCATTTTTTTGCTGTTTTTATTAGTTTTAAGCGATTATTTTCTATTTTAGGTATGTAGATATAGTTTTGTTATTTATAAGCCTTAAAAAAGCTATTTAATAACCCAATTTCCAAAATACTTAATTCGGATAATTCTTTTCCGTTTACAGTCCATTTGCCGTTAATCTTTTCTATTATTGCTTTCATTTTATTTTAGTAATTTATGTTTAAAGGTTTTGATCCAAAAAGTAAGTAAGATATTTTTTTGTAAAGTTTCATTTTTTTAATTTATTTGGTTATTGTTAATTTTTTCAAATTCTGTTATAGTGTGAATACCATCAACTAAATTTTTCCAGTACTCTATTTCGTTTCTATGTTTTAAAATATATCTTAAAAATCTATTAATTTGTGCGCTATTGGCACAAAAAACATTAAATTTTGAGCCGTTATAAAATTTTACTTCAAATAGTGTTGTTTGCATTTTTTTTAATTTTTATAGTTTTGAAAATAATAATTTCGCATTGATCTATTGATATATTCAGGAACGTTTGAAAACATAGTAACACGTTCAGAATTTATATTTACATTATCTTTAAACGCATCTAAATGCAAATCGTAACCGCTTATTTCATTAGTAACACTATTAAAGAAAGGCTTTACAGTTATTAAAAAATCAAAACCAGATATTTTATATTGTTTTTTAAAATCTAAATTTTCAGATTTTTTAAAAAATTCAATAGGTTCTATATTTTCAATTTTTTTATACTCAAAACCAATTTTTTCAGGGTTGGAAACGTCTAATAAAAAAGATTTTAAGTACTTTTTTGAAAATTCCAAATCTTTATTAAATAAAACAATTTCACGTTCAAACCTTAAATGTTTATCGTAAAAATTATAAAAAGCGCACAAATTACCATTTTTTAAAATTTCGCATTTTATTTCAAAATTTTCTTTTTTAGCTTTATTAACTTTTGCCAAAATTGATTTTAATTCCTTAAATTCTAGATCCAAAAAATAAAAGTTTTGTAAATTATTTAAAGTTGCTGCACAATCTAAACCGACATTAAAAATTGTATTTTTATCATTTTTAATTACCGCCACATTGACTATTGGACGGTTGCAATTGTCGCAACAAACCGCATTTTCCAAACCGCCAGTATTAAAACTGTCTACTATATCGTAAACATCATTTAAAGGCAAATTGTAACGTATTATTTTTTTAGTTTTTGTTTTTGTTTTAGTTTCCATTTTTTTTTAGTTTTTAATTTTAACAAAGTTTTTTTGTAAACCAGTATATTTTCTGTGGGTTGGTATTTTATCGGATCTTAGTTCTATAAATTCGCCAGCGTTTAATGTAAATATACTTTTGTCGTTAAATTTTAAGGTTATACCACTAAATGCAGCGCAATAAAAGTTAGTTACTATTTCGCCCGTTTTTTCGTTTCTTAGATCCCTAGTATCGTTAATATCGTTGTAATACATTACAAATCGTTGGTTCGTTTCAATATTTGTATAAATTCGTTGGGTTGGTCGTTTCATTTTTATAAGTTGTTTAAAATTGATTGATATTTTTTAGGCGTTTTGTTGTACATTTTAACAGTGTGAGTACTTTGCCAAGCGTTAACATAAACCTCGTTAATTATAGCGGTTTTTTTACCTGGAGCGGTTAAGATCCAATTTCCAGAACCTAAAACGCCCTCACATATTTGAAAAGTTATACTATTTTCGAGTTCCGCATAACGTTGTATTAATTTGTCGATTTGTTGGAAGTTGTACATAATTAAAGTTGTATTAAGATTGAAATGATTAAGATAAAAAAAGTTAATAAGGTAGCTTTTACCTTTGTGTTGGTTGCTGAGTGTGGTTTTTTAGGTTGCATTTTTAAGTATTTTAAAAGCCTCATTAAATTGCTTATAATTATAAAAGTCTAAATTGTAATTCCGACAAATAAAATGTAATTTGTGCAAATCAACTGTGAAAAAATAGTCGCTAATTCCGTTGGTAAAAGTTATTTTTTCGTACATAATTAATCTATTTTAGCGTTTACAACTTCATAAACATATAAAGTAAGGTTATTAGAATAAAGATCAAATTTATTTTCTTTCCAAAGTTCGATTTGGCTTGTCGTAGCTTCATAACTTTGAGCGTCAACCAAAACACTATAAAAAACTACATTTGTTTGTTCCTCATCTAATTGGCAAAAATCTTTATTAAAGTCATAACCTAAAGAGGCTAAATGTTTTTCAATAGCTTGATAAACGTCGCCAGCAATATACTTGCCGTTCGTATCGTAATTGTTGACGTTGTCAAGTTCTCCATTTTCGTAATTGTCAACATAAATGTTGTGAGAGCATTCGATTAAAAAAGTTGTCATAATATTTGTTTTTTAGATTTGTAATAGACTAGCCGAAGCTAGTTTCGGACATTTAGTCCTCGTCAGTATTACTATCAAATAAGTGATCGAAGTCGCTAAAATTATCTTCGATAAAGTCCGCCATAGTTTCTGGCAATTCGCATAAGTCGGAAACTTCAAAATAATTAATACTTTCCAAATTGCCATAACCGTTAAATTTTACATAGTCATGCGAATAGTTATAGTCGCCGTAAAAAATTGCCTGAGCTACTTTTAAACCGTCACCAGGATTAGGATAAAAAGTATTGAAAAAATCTTCATCGTTATTATAAATTTCGTTATCATAATAACCAGCAGACTGGCAATAGATGTTATTCAATTCAATTAATTGACTTTCTGAAAAACGGTTGATTTCAAATAAAATAGTTTCTGAGTTCATAATATTTATATTTATAGATTAATATTTATTAAATTGTAAAATTGTTATGATCTAAATTGTTAATCCATTTAAACCAGGATTCAACTCGATCAACATTTAAAGACAAATATTTATTTTCGGCTGCCCATTGCTGCCAAACTTCACCATCTTGACAAGCTAATATTATAATATATTTGTCTCCATCTTCATAATGAAATGACACATCCGCGCCAGATAATTTTTGAGATTCGGTAACGTTTAAAAAACATCCTAAATACTTAATAGTTTCCATAATTGTAATTTGTTTTTAGATTAAAAGATTTTTTTATTTGATATTCAAATGTACAAAAACATGTATTAATAATAATATTTGCTAATTGACTTTAACATAACTTTAACACAATTAAGGTATTAAATATATTTTATTTATACATTTGTACAAACTAATAATAAAAACTTATGGGAAAGAAAAAACAAATACAAGTGACATCGGCTGGATCTACATTGACAAAAGAACCTGAAAGGAGAGGAACGCCAGAAGTAAGAGCAAAGCTATTAAATAGAGCGCTTGACATCATCCGAGATATACAGGAGAACGGCGCAACGTTAACCCAAGCGTGCAAAGATCAAGATATAACACGGATGCAGTTTATAGACTATATCGAGAAAGATATACGACTAGTTGACGCATATGCGCGAGCCGTCGAATATCGTAACGACTTGAAAGCGGAAAACATCATAAGGTTAGCACATAGCAGGGTAAACGACTTCTATACAGACAAAGACGGCAACATACGTCCCAACCCAGTCGCAGTACAAAGGGATCGACTTATAATTGATAGCGAAAAATGGTTATTAAGTAAGTTAGCGCCGAAGAAGTATGGCGACCGTATCCAGATAGACGCCGAAGTAAAACACACCGCGCCGCTTAGCATTGACCAGGTAAACGACATCTTAAAGCAGCTAGACAATAACACTATTGATATAACACCAGAAGCGGAAGCGGAATAGTGCAACCGTTGAAGCGGAAGCCGTTAACGCTGCAACCGTGAGAGCGGAAGCCGTTAACGCTGCAACCGTTGGAGCGAGAGCCGTTAACGCTGCAACCGCTGAAGCGAACCAACCCAAAGCGGAGGCGGTGAAAACGTTTGAACTTTTGAAAGCCAGAGGCGGGCGGGGATATAAACACCAAAAAAATTTTTAGCAATTTTGAGCCATATCTTTTTTTACTTTTTCCATTGTTATAACAAATATTATTTTTATATTTGCACTTTAACTTTACTAATAATAGTAAGGGGATATTTCTATTGAGTAAATTGGTCTTTTTAAAATTTTTTTTTATAAATTTACACCAAATATTTTTTTATGCTAAATGGTCTAAGTCCTTTACAAATACTGCAAGCTAGATTAATGGGGGATAGTTTGGCTTTTACTAAGTATTTCTTTCAGAAACGGTTTAATAGGAGTTTTGTTGTAAATAGTCATCACGAGATTATTTGCAAGGCTATGGATAGAATATTGCGGGGAGAGTTAAAAAGGGTTTGTATAAGTATAGCACCGAGATATGGCAAGACTGAATTGGCTGTTAAGAATTTTATCGCTTTGGGATTGGCACATAATCCAAGTAGCAAGTTTATTCATTTGAGTTATAGTGGTAGTTTGGCTGAGGACAATAGTGAGAGTGTAAGGGATTTTGTTGATAGTGAGGATTATAGTGCTATATTCCCTTATGTTGAGTTGAGTAAGAGTAGTGCTAGTAAAAGTAAGTGGGCGACTACTGTTGGTGGTGGTGTTTATGCAACTGCGACTGGAGGACAGATTACAGGGTTTGGTGCTGGAGAGGTTGATAGGGATATTTTGGGTGCGATGCCAGATGAGAAGAAAAATAGCTTTGCGGGTGCGATTATTATTGATGATGCGTTAAAGCCTGATGATGCGTTGAGTGATTTGAAAAGGCAGAGGGTTAATGAAAGGTTTGAGAATACGATTAGGTCAAGGACTAACAGTAGAGATACGCCTATTATAGTTATTGGTCAAAGAC